CGGGCAATCGGTCTGGAAGGTAAGCTCACAGCTACGGTAGCAGGAGAGGCGTTTAAACAGTGGTTCGCCGCTCAAGACTTTGGCCCATACCCCCATGAGGCACTCAATGCCAATGGCAACGCCACCAAAAAACAGGCTACCCGCCTTATCAAATGCGAGTGCCCTGAGTGCCTAGCAGAAGGCGCGCCATACATAATCCGCGCCAGCCAATCCACCCTAGACCGGGGCGCACCCTATTGCCCGATCCACCAATGCGAGATGGTCTAGCCTAGCTTGGGGGGCCTAACAGCCCCCCTTGCGCTCTATGCAATGACGTGCAACAACACACCCGCCAAGCTAACCAAAGGAACCAAAGCCATGAACCTGTACGAAAACAAAAGCAGCAATGCAAAGCGCAACGCGCAATCTAATTTAATGGGTCGGACCCATTACGTTGACGATGACAGCCTGCGCTTTCACAAGGCGCGCATTTTAAGCGCCCGCCATACAGACGGCGGCTTGTTATTTGCCATAGTCGAAAGCGCCTCCGCAGATTATAAAAACACCCGGCGCGGGTTTCGCTTTGTGATTTTTGACATTGACGGGACGGTTATAGAACGCGCCAATCTTGACGGCATGTATAGCACCAGCAAATCCGCTACTAAAGCTATGTGGGCGGCTCTTAACACCATGAACGCGCACCAAATCACGCTTGACGCTATCGCCCGCAAAGAGCGGAATTATAAGCAGGACATGGACGAATTGCGCCGCAAGCTGGCAACAATGCAAGTAGAGAAGGAGGCGGCATAATGACTACCCCAATGAACTTAACGGAAGCCGTCAGCAAAGCCCTATTCCTCGCCCTAACCGCGCCGGACGAGGAGCGGTCACAAAAGGCCGCAAAGCTGGCGGATGACCTAGCAAGCTATCTTTCCGCCGTGGAGATTGAAGCGGCCAAAGCTGACGCACTAGAACGCGCCAACATGACAGGTGCAGCATGACACGCAAACCAACGCCCCCGAAAGGCTGGCACGTTTTCACCGCCGGTCCCTGCAAGTATGGCGTAAAGGTGGACGGCGTGCCCGTCCTGTATGTGAACGACAAGATGATCGCCAAAGCCAAGGGCGAAACCATCAGGCACCGGGACGCGCTTTTGCGGGACTTTGCCACATCACTGAGCGCCCATCAGGCCATGCGTAAAGCAATATTCACGCTCTACCCGAAGCTGTCTGCTGATAAGCAAGCCGCCAAGCGATACAACAAGGAACTTGGCTTGATGCTTAAGGCCATGAATAAATCAGTTTAGCCTAGCCTGAAACCGCACCGCACCGCAGCAATTATGCCTAGGGCGGGACCATATGGAGAATGACAATGGGAAATAGACTTTTAGAAATAGACGGCTTGCCAGTTAAGGACGCTAAGAAAAGCATCCGCCTTGAAATAATGCGCGAGGACATCGTAAACGCCCGCAAGAAAAACTCTAACTGTTGCGCCGTTGCAAAAGCCTGTACGCGCGGTTTAAACGTCAAGGCCGTCAAGGTACATTTGACGCGCCTGTATCTGAACACGGACGGAAAATGCTTTACCCGATACATCGTAAGCGGTGCCATGCGGTCAGAAATCATTGCCTTCGACCGGGGCGGAAAGTTTATGCCGGGAATGTACAATCTGGCGGTGCCTGACAAGACTAAGGCGCTGGGTTATGCCAAAGAAAGAACCAGCAAGGTTAAGAAAGACGAAAAGGGCAAGCCGAAAGTAATAAAGACTTACACGGAAACGAAAAACATTCGAGCAACCGCACAATACCGTTAACGCCCACGGGGAGCGTTTAAACGCGCTCCCCATACTGCCACCCATGAAAGGAACCGCCATGCCTTTATATGAACCGCCGCCAGTTGCCCCTAACTGGCTCTTTAACCTAGCCCACATGACCCTAGCCGCCGCCATGCTGGGGGGCCTTATGGCCGCGCTATATAGTCTCGCGTTCGTTCTACACGCCATTGCGGGGGCGCTATGACCGTCAAGCCCCTGCCTTGCCCGTTCTGCGGCCATGACGCTAGTTGCGGAATGGTCGTCACACGCTATGCAGTCAATTGCTCTAATGACCATTGTCCTGTCGAAAGTCAGGCCACGGCTCACACGATGGACGAAGCAATTAAGTTGTGGAACACGCGCCATGACTGACAAGCTAAAGCCCGTCCAATTCCCGTTTGTTTGCCGGTGCGGCGTTCGTCATGCCAAGCTGGCGACGGCCCGCTGGGACAAGGTGCAGCGGCTCCATTATGATTGCGCGTCATGCCGCCCGCGCCCCGCTTCGCCCCGGTGCGAGAGCGGCGGCAAGCCGGGTTGCACCTGTGACATATGCTTTTAACCGAAAGGAAACGCCATGACCCCCGAAACATCAGCCCGGCAAATGCTGGCAGAGCTAATCGAAAGCTGTGAAACAATCGAGCATTACCTTGATGCTATATGGGCGCAGCGCGTTCAAACCACGCCCGCCGCATCGACAGGCTGGCCGTTTAAACACAGCGAAGAAATTGAGCAGCCTAGCAAGTTAAGGAAAGTCAAATGAAAGCTGCCGACTTCCTATCACAAGTTGCCATTATCGTGCGCGAGCGCGGCGAGATATATGGCGACCCACGGGCCAACATTGGCGACACAGCAGCCCGCTGGAGCGCCACGCTAGGCCACAAGGTGACACCTGCCCAAGTCTGCCTCTGCATGGTGGATCTTAAAATGAGCCGCTTAAAAGCGACACCGCAACACCTAGACAGCTTGCAGGATATATGCGGATATATAGCCTTGCTCTCGGAAATCATCACAGATTAAAACGCCCCGCCCTTCCTCCTTTGGGGCGCGCGGCGGCTCCCCCGGTGTGTGGCTTGGCGGTTTCCGCCGGGGGGGCACCTTAATCCGCCAGCATCCATGTTCCTTCAACGCCTTTTCGGACACGCAACGCCGCTGCCAATTCCTTCAGCGAGCGCCTGACACCGCGCGAGGCATTGTCCCGGCTCCCACCGCTAATCCCGACAGCAGCTTGGCGCAACTTTTCTTCTAAAACTTGCCCGCCGTTAGCGTCTTTCAACATTTGCATTATCAAATTATCGTATTTGCTGCCCACGGCGTTCGATCTAATAGCCGCCACAGCATCATGGTAAACAGCCACAAGGCTTGAAATCTCCTCGTTTTCCTCATCCCTTCCTATGATCCGGCGTTCCAAATCAAAATACAGGCCCTTAACCTTGTCGCCGTCCTTCTGCTTGGTAACTTCAAGGCGGGCGTTTAAAGCCTCCGGGTCTGACCTAAAGCAGCCCAGCAGGAAATCCACATTGGCCGTGATGGCCGACGACCCACGGGGCCGCTCGCTGGCACTGTGGCCGCTGTGATGGATGACCAAGACTGTCGCCCCAAAGGGCTCGCGGATCTCGCTGTTAATCATGCGGAGATAACTGGCAATGTCGCTCGAACTATTCTCATCCCCAGCAAAGGTCTGTGACAGGGTGTCAATTACGATCAGCTTGGGGATTTCAGGCAGGGCAATGATAGACGCTCGCAGCGCGGCGACTTCCTCCTTGGCTGACAATAGCAGGGGGACCGTGCAAACGTGGAAGTTAGGGGGCGGGGGAATGCTGTTCTGCCAAGCGACAATGCGCTTATAGATGCCCGCACCACCTTCGGCGGCCATGTATCCCACGGCCCCGAAGTCTGTCTTGCGGCCTGTCCATGCCTTGCCATTGGCGACAGACAGGCACAGGTCTAGGGCAAGGAACGATTTAAACGTACCGGACGCGCCAAAGATCATGCCCATGCTGTCAGCCGGGATCAGGTTCTTGACTAACCATTTGATGTTCTTGGTACTTTCGCCAAGCTGGTCAATGGTCTTCCAATATGCGGCGACGTTTAGCGGCTCCTCTGGCTTGGGCGCGTATTTATCAGCGCCCTGCACCATGCGGACCAGATCCGGCCCGAAACGCTCGCGCCAACGCTCCAGATCCTCGCCTTCCTCTGGCGGCTTGGAGGCCAGCATGACAGACCGCAAAAGGTTTACGGTTGCGCCCTGCTTCAGCCCGCTGGCGACCAAGCTGGCCGACAGCTTCATAAGCGGGTCATGATATGACCGCTGGTCAAGGTCGGGGTTAATGATGGCCTTGAATAGCTCTACCGCATCGCCAATGCCTTCAGGCTTGGGCTTGGGTGCGGCGACCCCGGTCTTGATAATATCAAGATTAAGGCCAAAGGTTCTGACGGCATCAGCTAGGGAGTAAACTTCATCTAGCTTGTGATACAGCATCCGGGTAGTCCAGTGGCCGCTTTCCCGGTTCTTGGTATTGGTGCCAACGGGCAACCGGGCGTACCTGACGGGGTTGTTGCCGCTGCTATCAGCCTTGACATGGCCGCTGGCCCCCATTGCCCGCAGGACGGCATCTATTAGGGGGGCGTTCTGGGTGTCTGGGTCTGCCGGGTCCAGCATAACGCCGACTTGGTAGCTGCCTCTGGACGTTTCCAAGGCATATGAATACGAGCCTACAAGGTCGTTTAAACCAGACGATGATACGTCATCAGCCAACAGGACAGCCAACCGCCCGAAGCAATCCTTATTCCTGCGCTTATCGCCGCCACGAGCAAGCATGACGCTGACGCAATAATAATTGTTATCCTCGCCGCGCTTATTGATGACGATATTTTGTGACTCTGACCCAGACCACGAACTGCCCAGCCACACGGCTGGCGGGGCATTACTGGGGTCACTTGCGAAGGATGCAGTCCAGCCATAGTCATCCCGCAACCTGCCATAGATGGCAGACAGGAACTCTGAATTACGCATGATTGCCTCTGTTTAAACGCCGAAAAGATCTCTTAGTCCGAGCGGGATTTTGCGCTTCTTGGCGTTGGCAATTAGGGCTTTCCAATGGTTCTGGGGGATTTTACCGGCTGTGCCGTCTTCGATTAACCAACGGCTGACTGAGCTAGGGGCGATGGCGAGGATTTTTGCTGTGGCTGTAACACCGCCGAGGCGGCGGATAACGGAATAGGCCGGTTCACAACGGCCTTTGATGTGTGACATAAAAAATCCTTTGGGTAGTGATTCGCCTAATATGCACGACTGTAAACCGTGTGCAATAGACATTTTGTAAAATAAACATATTGTAGTTTCCGCAAACGGGGTGCTACGCATAGCGCACCTGATTTGGAGAACCGCCATGACATCAAACACACAAGCAGAACTTGAACATCTGGCCGAGCGTTGGCTTACAGTCAAGGACGCGGAGCGGCAAGCTAATGCAGAACGCTTGCGGATAGAAGACAAGATTTTGGCCTTGTCCCCAGCCAAGGAGGAAGGGTCGTCTAGCTTGACGCTGACGAACGGCTATAAGCTGAAGATGATTGGCAAGCTGTCATACAAGGCAGACTTGGATGCACTGCTAGAGATAACCGCCAACTGGCCGGAAGAACAGAAGCCGGTCAAGACTGAAACCAAGGCCGACGAGGCCGCGCTTAAGTTCCTTCGTGCCAACCGCCCCGACCTATGGAGCCGTATTGCCCCGGCGGTCACAACCAAGCCCATGAAAACCAGCATAACTATAGAGGAGACTGAATAATGGCCTTCGATCTTAAAAGCATTCTTAAAAATACAGCAATGGCCGCGCCGCGCGTCATGGTGTACGGCGTGGAAGGTATCGGCAAGTCAACATTTGGTGCAGGTGCGCC